ACTTCGTGCATCGCCGCGCGCTGTGGCGGCGTCATCCCCGTCTGGTCGGCGAGCTCGTCGACCAGTCCCCTCCTCACCCGCTGGAGGGTGTCGGGGACCATCCTCGCCATTCCTGCCACGAGGCCCGGGGTTGCCTGGGCTACCGACGTCACGAGCGGAGCGGCTGCGGAGAGGCCCGGGAGCGGTATCTCGGGCTCCGGCGGAGCCGCCGCGGCGCCGGCCGCCTGGATCTCCTGCGGCCCGAGCGACGCGAGAGGAGCTCCGCCGGCCTCCCGCTGGCGACCGAGCATCGCCTCCCGGAGGGGATTCCCCGGCTGGATGAGCTGGGGCGTGAGAGAGCCCGGACGAAGAGCCGAGCCCCCGGCGGGGGGAGGAAGCCCGGCCGGAGGAAGCGCCCCGGCAGGGGAAGGAGGCCCCGCCGGGGGCGCGACGGGCTGTGAGGGGGCCGGAGAGGCCTGGAGCTGATCCTCCCAGACGAGGCCTGGAGGGGGTGTCCCGAGCGCGGGGCGCGGCCCGCTGGTGGGGGCCGTAGATTCGTCTTCCCAGACGAGGCCGGGAGGCGGAGGAGCGCCGGTCACGGAGCCGGGCTCACGCGCCCGTTCGCGTAGACGTAGAACCGTTTCTTGGTCTTCGGATTGACGGCTACTCGAGGCCGGTTGGCCGGCGAGCTCATCATCGGCGGGAGGCCTCCGCCGCGGGATGCGTCGACCTGAGCCGCGGAGACGTCCTCCCCCGTCGCCATCGGATCCCCCTTCCGCAAGGTCTCGGCGAACTTCGCGAAGACGCCGGTGGAGGCCGGATCGGCGGCGCCGAGGTCGTACTGCGAGGTGGGGCTCTGTTTCGTGGCAGCCGCGGCCTGGTTCGCGGCGAAGACCTTCTCCTGGAAGGCCCGGGAGGCATCGCGGTCGGAGTCGCTGCTGTTGTTGTTCCGGACGGATTCCGCGAACCGCTTTCGATCGAGCTCGAGATTCTCCTGGAACCGCTTGTTCGCGGCTTCACGCTCGGCGGCTTCGGCCGATGCCTGCGCCTGCCACCTAGTCTGAGACTGATCGCGCTGCGTCCTCTCATCGAGAAGTTTCGCGTAGGACTGGGCTTCGCCGGACTGAGCCTGGCTCCCGCTCATCTCGGCGTGGGCGAGCTTGAGAGCGGTATCGAGGTCGCGTTCGTTTCTGTTCGCCATGAAGTCTGGCGTCCACCAACGCAGCTTCTTCCGCTTTTCGAGGAGATCGAGAGCCATGTTCCCGCCCGCCGTGTCACGGAAGCCGATGGACTTCGACGCGGCGGCGGCCGGCTCCGCCTTCTGCTCCCACCCGATGCCCGGCATCCCGGTCCCCGATCGCGGCGCGCCGGGCATCACCACTCCAGTCAACGCCTCCGTCTCGTCGGGTCGGGCGGCGCCCTCTGGTGCCGAGGAGAGCGCCAGAAGGCTGCTCATCTGTACGGGCGGAGCATCGCCCTGCTCCTGCAAGAGACGGCTGAGATCCGCGCGAATCTTCGGAGAGATATTCGCGCCGGCCGCCTGGGCGAGGATATTTTCGAATCCCACCGTGGCCTCCTACGCCGTGCCCCCGGGATTCCAAGCAATCCCGGCAGTAACTCCCGAGCTGGATCCGCTTCCGCTCGTGCTGCTCGTGCGGCCCAGCACGTTCGCGAGCATGCGGAGGTATTCCATGGACTGCGTCTGGTTCTGGCCGTAGAGGTTCAGGTTGCCGGCGGCGCCGGCCGCCTGCTCCTGCCTCTTGATGTCGGCATTCGCGAGCACGTTCTTCCGGCCCTGGTCTGCGATCTGGGCCCCGGCGTTCTTCGTGACTTCCGAGAGGCCGCCGTAAATGCCGGCGTCATTCCCGGTGGCGGCCCGAACCCGCAGCATCTCGTCCTGGGCCTGTCGCTGCTGCTGCTGGATCGGCAGCGTCGTCGACTGGTTCAGGGCGTTGTATTCGGCCTCCGACATGCCCGTCGAGCCCATCATCCGGCCGTAGTAGCCGACGAGTCCGCCCGTGGGGGACGCGTAGTCATCCACGAGGCCGTCGGTCCCGCCGCCGCCGCCGCCCCCCCCCGAATTCGTTTTCGGATCCTTGACGTCCCCGTCTCCCAAGCGGATTGGGCCGTTGGCGTTGCCGGGGCCTGAGGTCCCGCCGCCGGGGGGGCCGCCGTTGCCGGGACCGGGGCCCCCGGCGCCTCCGCCGCCGACGCCGCCGCCGCCCCCGGTACCTCCGCCTCCGGCTCCGCCGGTGCCGCCTCCGTCACCGTCGACAGGCGGTTCCGTGCCGGGGAGCGGCTCTATGTAGTAGGGCGAAGCCTGGCCGTTCGGAACTCCGGCGGTGTTCTTCCTCGCGGGTTGTGACTGCCCGTAGTAGTTCGCGCTCATCGTGGGCTCCTCAGCCGTAGTAGTTGCGCCGGGCGCGCGCGGCAACGGATCCGGGCGCATCGGGCGGCGGCGGGATCCCTGCGCCTCCGGCCTGTGCCGGGCTGGGCCGCGGCGTGCTCAAGCCCCCGGCCGACTGGCCGCTCTGGCCGCTGCCATCGTTCGGCGGTCCCGCGGGCGGAATCTTCTGGCCGAGGTTGAGGTTGTCGTTCGGCGGAGGCGGGCCCGGGACCGGCTGGGGTATCTGTTCCGGGCTCGGCCGCGGCGTGCTGAGGCCGCCGCCCGACGTCCCGCTCTGGCCGCTGCCGCCACCCGGGGCCGGACCGGGAGGGCTCGGAATCCATCCGCCACCCGGGTTCCAACCAGGGCCGGGAGGGTCGGGCGTGCCGCCACCCGGGGCCGGACCGGGAGGGCCCGGATTCCATCCGCCACCCGGGTTCCAACCAGGGCCGGGAGGGTCGGGCGTGCCGCCACCCGGGGCCGGACCGGGAGGGCCCGGATTCCATCCGCCACCCGGGGCCGGCACCTTCTGGCCGAGCATCAGGTTATCGGCCGGCGGAGGCGGTCCGAAGGCCGGCTGGAAGTAAGGATCCTTCGGATAGCCCTTCGGCGAGGGGCCGGCGAACGGGGGCGGCTGGAAGTAAGGATCGTTCAGGAACCTCGGCATCGTCTTCTCCTATCGCTTCTTTCCAGCAGTCCACTGCGCGAGGAGCTCCTCGGGAGTCGGGCCGGTCGACGCGGGCGCGGCCGTCATCGACGTCCCGGGCGGAGGCGGAGTGGTGACCGGCGCGGTCGCCGTCATGCTGTTACCCGGTGGCGCGGGGGCCTTCGTGCCGCCCTTCGTGCCGCCCTTCGTACCGGTCTGCGGCGTGTCCATCCATTCCGGCGGCTTCCCCGTCCGCGGATCCACAACACCATCCGGAGGCGGCGGATTTCCAGTCGGATCGAACGCCTCGAAGGGGTTGTAGCCGAAGCCCCCGGAGCCGTAGTTCTTCGCGTTGTCGACGCCCCCGTAGAGGTCATCGGCCTGCGTCTTGTACTGCACCCCGAGCTTCGCGAGGTACTTCGAGAGCTCGATCTGCGGCTTGTACTCCGGCTGATCGCCGAGGTAGTTGACCTGCTGGCTGTTCTCGCTGCTGCCCGCTTCGGCCCCAATTTTGACCATTAATCACCTCCGCGAACCAGCGCGAGGTGTACTCGCGGGTCCCCTTGAACGTGTCGAAGTCTCGAGATGGAGATTGCAAGCGCCGGGACGTCTGGACGCACCGGGAACCGGATCGCCGGGAGGTCTAGGCGCTCGAGCACGGCCTCGGCCGCAACGTGGAGGCACCCGAGGACCCGGCTCTTGTCCTGGGCCTTCAGGCCCCTGCGACGGGTGACGAAGTGGGCTTCCGGGATCGCCTCGAGGTATCCGAACCCGAGGATCTCCCCCTCGCTCTCTACGATGTAGCACTCCACGGTCGGCCAGGCGAGGACGTCGGCCGGGAACGTGAGGCCGGGGCTCTCCGCGGCGATCGCCTGGAGCGTCGGCCCGTCCTCGCGCGTGGCCCGCCGAATCGTCATCGGTCCCTTCACGGCTGCGCCTCGAGCCCGAAGGGGCCTTTCTGATACGAGAACGAGGCGCCGAATAGGTACGGGTTGGCGGAGGTGGCGGCTCCGACGCGGTTGATGCTGAAGACCACTTGCCCGAGGGGCTGGAAGTCCATCGCGATCGAAGGGAAGGTCAGGATGCAGTCCCTCCGGTAGTCGGCCAGGGCGATCGTCTGCACGATGGTCGACGACCATGCCGCCGCGGCGTACACCCCGCCGCGTGGGGCCACGTTCACGAGGAGCGTCCACGTCACGAGCTCGCCGGCCGTGAGCGTGTCTTCGAAGGTCACCCGGAGCGCCGGGTAGAGCCGGCCCCCGGAGATGAGATCGGCCGGGACCTCGAGTCCCCCGCTCATCGAGTCGTTGACCCTGAAGCGGGGGGAGTAGACGCCCATGCAGTAGAGGAAGGGGGGCGCCACGGAGCCCGGCACCATCGCCCAGGAGGGGCACGAGACCGAGCCCCAGCGCCCGTACTGCGGATCGCCGACGTAGTTCCCCCGCTCGAGCGCGTCGCGCGTGTCGTTCGCCCCGTCGAGGAGCATCTTCACGGCCTGGTACTGCTTCGGGTCGCGGCGGAACGCCTCGATCTCCGTGCCGGGAAGCGGCCTCATGGGGTCCTCGGCCGGTAGGTGCGGAAGGGGTTGCGACGAATCCAGACGGAGAGCCGGTGAAGGAGGACCTTCGCGCCACTCCCGGCAGTCGCGATCCGCACCCCTACTCTTTCGTCGGTGACGTTGCAGAGGAGGTGCTGCGTCCCCCTCATCGGCGTGTAGAGGGTCGGCGCAGGGAGAGAGACGACGGTGTTTTCCGCCTTCACCAGCGCCACGCTGAGGATTCCGTCCCCTTCGGCCGCGAGCGCCACGCGGCGGTAGAGCCCGAGCGCGCCGTCGCTCGCCCCGATCTTGCCCGTCTCATAGGTCATGGGGATGTCGTCGGCATTCCAGTCGAGCGTTGCGGCCGGGTCGTGGTAGCCCACGATGGAAGTCACGGCAGCGTACCGGGCGATCCAGAGTTCGCTCTGCCCCGCTTCGCCCCGGCGCGCGACCACTCCTCCTCGAGCTTCGATCGGCCAGACAGACCAACGGCGCCCGCCGGCCTCGCCGGCCGGTCCGAAGCCGCCGGAGTAGTCGAGGACGTACATGCTGTTGCAGTACGTGGAGGCCCCGGTCGGAACGCCGATCGTGATTCGCTGTTCGATGTCGTCGACGGCGACCCAGATTTGCCAGGCCTGCGCCCAGTTGATGGCCGTCCACTCCACCGGGATCTCGTTCGCGATGTTCCCGTCCGGGCCGACGGCGCTCCCCTGGAAGAGCCAGCACCCGCCGCGGTTCACGAGGATCTTGAAGTCCGGACCGTGGCCGATCGCGCGCCGGCCACAGACTCCCATCAGGTCGGAGAGCTTCTCGATCGGCCATTCGTTCGGCGTGGACGAGGACCTCTGCGTCACCCAGAGGCTCGTGTCCTTGGCGACCATGAACCGCCCCTGCCACTCGAACCCGAGCCAGGCGGTTTCCCCGTCGGCCGCGCCGAACGTCTGCCCTCCGGTGAGCGTGTCGATCGTCCGGAGCATCGTCGGCTCGCTCCACCAGACAGTCGAGCGGTGGGAGGTGTTCGTCGGGTCGAAGCACTCGAGAAAGACGATGGAGACGATCTCGCTCGAGATACCGGGGCCGATCCCCTCGTAGAAGAGGGAAATGTCGTTCGAGAAGGATCCGCTCGCCGTGAACTCCGTGACGTAGACCGTATCCGCCAGGAGCGGCCCGAGGTTAATCGTCTGAGATGTGCTGCCCGTCGTTCCCGTGAGGCCGAATTTCAGGCTTCCGGAGGTCAGGCCGGAACTCTTTGAATAGGCGATCCGGATGCCGAAAGTTCCCGACCATCCCGAGGCCTGAAGCTGGGCGATTCCCGGCAGGTCGTTAACGACCGTCCCGACGTTCTTCAGCTTCGCGCGGACGGCCGTGGCGCCGTCGAACTGGATGGCACCCCAAACCCCCGAGATGCCGCAACCCAAGCCGGAGACGACCGTCCAGCCACCCGGAACATACGTCCGGAACACGCCGGGCTCGAAGAACAGGTCGGTCCCTTGAGAGCCTCCCGTGTCCCACCCGGCGACCGCCCGGTGCTTCTCGCCGAAGTACGCGACACGTCCGGAGTACTCGACGCCGAGGGCTGGGAACTTTGGGCTTCGGTACCGCGTCTGGTTTCCCATCAGCGGATACGTCTGGAGCACGTCGTCCTTGAACGCGAACGACATGGCGGAGTAGGGGTTGGTCTTGGAAAGGCGCCGGAAGGTGTTCGGGTCCCCCGCCGTCGTCACACACAGGTAGATGAATGCGACGTCGGGGCCGACGTACTGAGCGGCGCCGGCCCACGAGATGTTCACCTGTTCGGTGCCGGTCGTGACGATCGACCCTGCGGCCCCCATCGGACTCTCGGAGCCGTCCGTGAACTGAAAGATCAAGGCGAACCGGTGAGAGCCTGGAGTGCAACCGCTTCCGATGACGGTCAGCGAAAGAATAGGCGCGATCGGCGGCGAGAACCGCAGGGCCCCAAGACTCGAGGCGCCCGCGACGGACGCAAAGCGGCCGTAGCCGTCTGCACCCGACATGCAGAGCACGGCTCGCTGGTAATACTGAGTCGCCGTCAGGATGTTCGGCGTAGCGGCGAGGGGGCTCATGGGAACCGCGCTTAGTCCACCTAGAGTTGGATCCAGCGCAGTCTTCGAGACTTCTCCGTTCTCGAACCCGATGAAGAGCTGCCGATCCGCCACGGCGCCGTTGCGCGTGGTGACGACCACGAGGCTATTTGCTGGGCTGTTCGCGCCGCTGCCCGGATTGGCGTTCGTGATGCCGCTGAACCCGCTCCTCGAGCCCACGCCGCTCCTCGGATAGACGCAGTTGTCCGCCCGCACGGCAGAGAACGGCGGGAGGTCGTTCGGCGGGGTCAGGCTGTCGAGCCCGCCGAACCACTCCAGATCCATCGGCTGAGAGGCGCGGAACGTCATCTCAGTGCTTCGGGATGCAGACCTCGAAGAACACCGTGTCGCTCGTGACGCCGGCCGGGTAGGCCCCTGCGGTGAGCTCGGTGGCGGCCGTGGTGCTGATCTTCACCTTCCCGACGGAAAGCGTCGCGCCGGGGACCCAGCCGTAGCCGTAGCCGCCGCTTCCCCAGACGCTCACGAGCGCCTGGGCGTCCTTCTTCACGTTGACGCCGGGGATCTTCGTGAAGTCGAACGTCTCCCCGCCGGTCGCGTAGGAGCCCGAGAAGACGAGCTTTCCGCGAATCTTGAGGGTCTTGTTGCCGGCCTCGGTGAGGTCGTTGTAGACCGTGACTGCCATCGCCATTTCGGCCTCCGTCAGGTGATGTAGGGGGACCGCTTCTGGCCCCGGTAGTAGAACGGCCGGCGGAGGACCCGCCGCTGCTTCTGTCGCATCGCGAGGGAATAGAGGTTGTTCGCAGCCGTGAGGTACTGACGCTCGAACGACTGCGCCATCTCCAGCTCGCCCGCCGCGTGGGTCACGAGCTGGGCGGTCCGGAAGGCGACCGCTTCGGCGGAGTCGGATACCGGCAGGACGTCCGTCGGGAGCGCCACCTCGGCCGGCACGTTGAGGTAGTCGAGCTGGACGTCACGGGAGGTGGTCGCGCCGAGGAAGCGGATCGCCCCTCCCTGCCAGGACCAGAAGCCCAGGATCTCCCGCGGCTCGAGGTTCGGGAGGTCCTCGCGGACCTGGACCATCGCGCGCCAGTCGTTGGCGCTCGTGGAACCCGTCTTCCTCTCGTGCAGGATGATCGGCTGCTGGAAGTCGGCCGGGAGGGCCGGGCTCGTGGTGAAGTTGATGAACTTCGTCCCCGCCGGCACGGTCACGGTGGCTTCGATCCGGTACCTGTCGCAACCCTTCGACGCGAGCCACTGATCGAGCTGTGACTGCGCCATGCCGACGTAGGTCACGAGGTACGAGTCCGTGTACTGCTGGACGTCGAGGTCGTTCAGGTGGGCCCGGACCTTGGCCGTGACCGTCGCGAGGGTGTCGGCCATTTAGGGCCGCGCCTGCTTCCCGGCGTTCAGCTTCTCGGTGGGAGGCGGGAGGGTCTCGGCGGCCGCCATGTCGGCCTTCCACTTCAGGGCCGGGCCGTAGCCGAGGGCGGCCGCACGCTCGCGGTCGAAGATGGCGCCGCAGGCACCGTGCCAGGCGAGCTTCGGGCTGATCTGCTCGCCGCACCCCTCGCATTCGATGGTCGCCTGCGTCCTCGGGGGCGCGCCCCACGGGACGTTCATCCGGAAGACGTAGGCACCGATCTTCGCGTGCTCGTCGACGTCCTGGGGGAGGTGGCGCTTCTCCCACGCCTTGAGGCCCTGCTCGACGCTCTGCCGCAGGTACTCCGTGTAGAGCGCCTCGGCCGCCTCGAGCTCGGGCTCGGTCGGGACCTCCCCCTTCGCGACGAAGACGCCGCGGTTGATGTGGGGCGAGGCCAGGGCGATCGCCGCGGTCCGGCCGTCGCGAACGTGGTCGATGTGCCGCTGCCCGCCGACGTCCTCGGGTTCGATGATCTGCTCCGCGAGGGTCGTGGTGACGTACCGCCCCACTTCCGCCCCGACGTCCCCGCGGCCCGGGAGGACTACCTGCCCGTAGCCTGGGCCGTTGTAGAGATTCAGGGGCTTGTGCGCTACCGAAACGATGGTGACCATGCTTCCTTCCTTCCTCATTCCTTCGGGATGTCCAGGCCGGCGAGGGACACGTTCGGGGTCAGACCCGTCATGCCACCGACCTCGTTGTAGAAAATGTCCCGACGTTTCGACTTCGCGACCGCTTCCGCGCGCTCGCGCTTCTCCGTGGCTCGCCGCTCCCTCTCCCTGCGAGAGGGCGGCTTCAGGTCCCTGCTTCGCCTCCAGAGGCCCGCCAGGAACCGCAGGCCCGAAGGGGTCGGGATCTCCGGGAGGTCCTCTCCGAGGCCCGAGGGGCGCCGGAAGTGCGTGAAGTAGAGGTATTCCCCTCGAGAGGGGTAGAGCGGATGCGCGAGGAACGTGATTCCGTCCTCGGTCTCGCGCTCGCGCGCTTCCCAGGTCTCACGAGAGACGGTCTGAGGGAACCACTCCTCGACGATCCAGAAGTCCTCGAGCCAGGGATACTTCTGGTCCCACTGGTTTCGGAGGGACGGGAGGCCGGCGTCTTCGCGTTCGACGTTGACCCAGAGGCCACCGATGAGCTCGAGACGAGAGCTTCCGTTCACGATCCGCAGGTGCGGCTCGTCGTAGAGGTTCGTTCCGGCAGTCTCCGTGAGGATGCGCTGCCACGAGGGATCCGCCACGGGTTGCCAGTCGTGGACGACCAGAACGTGGGGGAAGCGAGGGGAGGGAGGGGCGGACTCCCCCCTCCCATCCAGAGCCGTCATTTCGAGGTCCGCCAGGCCCTTCATCATCAGTAGCCGGTCGGCTTGGTCAGAGAGGAGATGTACCCGCCGGCGCTGGTGTCGACGCACATGAAGGCGCCTTCCCAGTAGAGGTACCAGAGGTACGCGGAGGTCGGGGAACCGGTCGTCGGGTCGTAGCGCGGGAAGATGGTCTGGTTCCCCATCTTCAGGAGCTTCACGTCCTCCACGACGAGGCGGGCCCAGGCCTCGGGGACGAAGTACTCGAGGCGGTCGTCGGGGGCGTGCGTGGCCTGCTTGAAGGGCCGGCCGCAGAACTTCCCGTCGGTCTCGATGTCGAACCCGAAGTCGGGGACGGTGTCGCCGTTCGCCGGCCCGTCGAGGGTCTGCGTGAGGGTGGCGGACTCGCCCTGCCCCGCCCAGGTGGCGAGGGAGCCGATCCAGAGGCCCTTGCGGACGGAGTCCTTGCCCCTCTTGCGCCGCATCTTCGTGAGGAGCTGGTAGCCGTGGGAGGGGGTGAGCTGCGCCGCGGCGGCGAGGGTCGGGGTGCGGATCTCGGGGATGGTCGCCCGGTCGAGGCCGCCGACGAGGCCGGTGACCGCGCCGTTGTGCCACATGGGGAATCCGCCGACCGTGACCGGGGTCGCGCCGACGAGGCCGCCGAGGCACATGACGTCGGTGGCGATCTGCGCGGCGAACGCCACGGAGGTCGTGATCGTGTTCGTCTCGTAGTCGACGGTCAGGACCTCGACGTCGGTGGCGGAGGCGCCCGTGAGGCGCTGGGTGCTCTGCGCGGCGTTGTAGCAGGAGACCGCCATGCCGGGCTGGAAGAGCCGGGCGTCGGCCACCACGAGGGTCGTGGTCGTCTGGCCGGAGACGACGGCGGAGAGGACGCCGTTGCCCGCGGTGAAGCAGATGATGTCGAGGCCGCTCGCCATCATCTTGCTCGAGTCCTCCATCTCGCTCTCGACGATGTTCTCCACGGCCTTCTCGGGGCTGTTGGAGTGGTACTCGACGGAGAGGGAGAGCTCCTTGGCGAGCTTGATCCCGTACGGCGAGGCGGTGTACTCCTTCCGGATCCCGGCGTTGCCGAGCCCGAGGGCGTTCGCCCCGTTGAGGTTCGCGGTGGAGAAGCGGCCGCCGGAGCGGACCCAGATGGGCGCCCGGTAGGCCTTCGAACCGATCGTCACGACGTCGCCCCTGGTCTTCAGGAGCTTGTAGACGTCGGAGTCCTGGTTCGTCATCTTCGGGAGAGGGTTCTTCTTCCGAACCTTCTCGAGGTAGGTCGCTACGGCATCAGCGTCGACCATCGGCATGGTGTGTTACCCCTTCATGACGGCCCGGAAGATGTCGCGGCTCGTCACCCGTGCGCCTCGAGGGAGAGGAGCGGCCGGCGTGGATGCCGGTCGGCCCCCCGTGGCCTCGCGCATGGAGACGACCTTCGCGGCCTTCCCGAGCTTCTGCTGAGAGACCTTCCGGATGCGGTCCGCCATCCCGTCCGTGCTCCTCTTGAAGACCAGATCGGCCACGTTCTTCGCCCGCGCCGACACCAGAGAGGCCGCTTTCGCGATCCGCTGGGACGGGTGAACGGAGGTGTCGTAGAGGGCCTGGGTGAAGAGGTCGTGGATGGTGCGGTTGCCGGCTACGGTCCGGTGGATCTCGTGAACGATCTTTTCGCGGAGGTCGGGGGTCATGAGGATCCCGTCCGGGTCCCGCCGCTTCTCGACGTCGGCCAGGATCGCCCGCACCGACTGGTCCGCGTGCTGGTTCGCCTGGTTGCGAAGGCCCGTCCAGTACTGCTCCGTCGCCCGCTCCTCGTGGGCCCGCCTCGCGGAGAGCTCCTCGGCTTCGGGGTTGGCGAGCCTGGGCGCCTCGGGCTTGCGGGTCTGAGGGTTGGAGGCGACCTCTGCGACCATCTCCCGGACGGCCGCCAGGGCCTCACGGCGGAACGGGTCATCGGCCGCCAGCGCCTCGAGGTTCTTCAGGCCGACCTCCCAGGCGCGGCCTCCGATCTCGTAGTACGCCTCGGGGGCGATCTCGGGGAGATGGGACGCGAGGGTGCGGACGAACCGGTTCGCGGCGTTGTTGTCGACCGCCCGGAGCCCCTCGAGGAACCTGATCGGGGCTTCGGCGTCCTGGTGCGTGAAGAGGCCTTCGAACGCGTCGAGCTGCTGCGCCCGGTTGACCGTCATCCGCAGGTCCTCGAGAGACTGGATGCTCTGTCGGTACTCCTGCGCTTCGTCGACCGAGATGCCGAGGGAGTCGAGGTCCCGTTTGTAGAAGTGCGCCGCCCGCAGCTCGGGGAACTTCTTCAGGACCGCGCGCAGGTCCTTCGGAACGTCCTCCTCGGCGGTCGGGTCCTCTTCGGACTTCGCCTCTTCGGTCGCAGCGTCCGCTTCCGGCGTCTCGCCAGGAGCGGAGTCCATCCCATCGACGTCGGTTTCCGCCTCTTCGGCCGGGTCCTCACCCGCATCCTCCCCCTCGGCCATGAGGGCCTGGAAGAGGGACGTCTTCTCGGGGGCGGCAGAGCTCTCGCTTGGCGCCGGCGAGGCTGCTCCCGCGTCTACGGTCGGGGCCGCGCTCGCCCCGGTCTGAATTTCGTCCGCCATGTCAGGACCTCCCGGGCGTTTTTCGGCTCGCCCGTTGCCGGTTTCGGGGAAGGGGCTCCCCGGGGCGCTCTTAGATGAGGTGGCCGTGCAGGAAGACCGCGGACGACTGAGTCGCCGCGGGCTTGCGTGCCTTGATCCACTTCACGGGCTGGGAGATGACGGTGAAGCCGTCAGCGACGATCGCGCCGACGGACACGTCGTGCGTCGTGTTCAGGGGCTTCGCGGCGCACGAGGCGTTGATGGTGATCGTGTCGCCCGCGCCGGAGCCGGTCACGTGGACGGTGAACGGCGCCCGCACGTTTCCGACGTAGTTCCAGACGCCGTCCGCGTCGGTTGCGACGCCGATGGTGTTGAGGATCGTGATGGACTTCTCGAGCGCCATGTCGTCTCCCTACATCACGGGCGCGCCGAGGCCGGGGGCTCCGGGGGCTTCCCCGGGTCCCATCGGTGCGTCCATCGGGTTCTCTCTGCGGATCGGGGGTCCCACGGGCCCACGAGGCGGCCCGGGGGGCATCGGAGGCGGAGGTCCGCCCGGGGGCATCCCCGGCAGGCCGGGCATCCCCATCGGCATCGGGGGCATGGAAAGGGCCTGCACGAGCATCACTTTCTGGGTCTTCGCCTTGAGGTGCTGCGCCCAATGGGCCTTCACGTTCGCGAAGCCGGCGGGGTTCTCGTCCTTCGTCTTCGCGCCATCCCTCGAGTTCGCCCAGATTTCGATCGCCTGGGCGTGCGCGCTGTGGTCCTCGAGCTCCACGTCCACGTCGACCGTGCTCGTGAGCTGCCCGGTCATCGGGTCGGGGATCGGAGCGCCCTGGAGAAGCTCGTCGATCTCCTTGCGCTGCTGCTCGCGGGCGTCCTGTCCGGGGAACCGCAGGTCCCGAAGGCCCATGTTCTCGGCCGTCATCGACTCGTTCTGCGGCCCCATGAGCATCGGAGCGAGGCCGGGGTTGCCCATGTACTCGAACCACGCCGCGCGCCGCTCGGCCGGCGACATCGGGAACCCGGCGTCGTCGTCCGCCTCGATCCGGATCTCGCCGGAGAGGGAGTCGATGGAGATGACGCTCTTCCCCCACTCGCCGGCTTCGCCCTGGTCGGTGATCTCGATGTCGTCGTAGCCGTCGCGGGCGTAGAGCTTCACGGCCTGGAGATCGGACTCGTAGGAGATCGCCTCGAGTTCCTTCCACGGGATGCCGTGCCGCATGAGGCCCTGGTCCCGCATGAGGCGGTAGCCGCCGAGGGTCCTGCCGGCGCCGCCCGCCTGCCCGCCCCAGAGGGCCGGGACGAGGCCGCTGCGCTGCTGCGCCCGCTGGTTCCCGAGCTCGTTCTCGAGGTTGCCGACTTCGGCCGGGAGGTTCGCGACGGGGGTCGCCACGACCGCGTTCTGGATGCTCCCGCCGTCGGTCGGGGTCTTCGCCTGGTAGATGAGGCCCGGTTGGATGCGGCCGGCGGCGAAGGCCTCGGGATCGAGGACGTCGTTGTTCACGATGAGAGCCGGGATCCCCTGTCGGGCACCTTCGACGCGCAGGTTGAGGAGCTCGTTCGCCGTCTGCTGGAGTTCCCAGGTGGCCGAGCCGGCCGCCACCACTCCCGAGCCGTGGCCCGGGTAGATGAAGCGGAAAGTCCAGTGCTCGTCCATCGACTCGGCGAGGACCTCGCAGAGCGCGCCGCCCATGAAGACGAGGAGGAGACCGTCCACGGCCTTCTGCTTCAGGGCTTCCCGGACTTCCTCGTTCCCGATCGCCTCGAGCTGCCAGGGGCGGATCCACGCGCGCTTGTAGGTGACGAGGTGGCCGGACCGCTGGTTCCCGCCGTAGATCAGGCCGCGGCGAGCCGAGGTCTCGTACCCCTCGGCGGACGTCCCTTCGTCGCGGTTGCCGATCTCGTCGGACTTCTCCGGGTAGAGGCTGATCGCGTGGGCGCGGGGAACGTCCTCGGAGAGGATGAGGTACCCGCACTCGCGCACGAGGCGCGCGCCGGGCGAGCGCCGGACTTCGATCAGCCCGTGCGAGGTCTTCACCACGCCGGACTTCGGGATCTCGAGCATCCGCGTCACGCGGGGGACGAGTCCCATCTCCGGCGCCACCATGTACGAGCCGGGTCCGTGCGGCGTACCGCAGTCGTCGCACGCCGGCGAATCCACCGAGGAGACGCCGGAGCAGAGCGCGCAGCGCATCCCCGCCGGCCGGAGCTCGCCGTACTCGAGCCCGATCTCCGGCTCCTGCTTCGACCCGAACCGCGCCTTGTCGGCCCGGAGGCGGGTGTAGGTGGCCGCGAAGCCGTCGGTCCAGAAGTAGAACGCTTGCCAGCGCCGGAGGGTGAGGGAGTCGTTCTGTTTGTTGAGCCACTCCACGAACCGCTCCGCCTCTTCGGCCGCGATGACGTCCCGGGGCTTGTCCGGGTCGCCGGGGGCGAAGGAGGTCTGGATCGGCGACGCGATCATCAGGGCGACGTAGTCGAGCCCGTAGGGTGTGAAGAAGTTGTCCGTGTGGAAGCTCGGGATGTCCTGGTCGGGCTCCGCGTCGTCTTCCATCTGCCGGATGACGTCCACATACCGCCGCTCCCCCGGGTCCCACGCGAGGAGCTGGCGTCCATTCCACGCCTCGCGCCTCTCGAGCGCCGGGCGGATCTCCTCCATCCGGAACCCGTCGTCGGCCTGCTCGATCTCCACGAGGAGCGCCTTGATGGCCGCCTCCTCCTCGATCGAGAGGTCCAGCGCCGCGCGCTCGTAGGTGACCGCGTTGTCGTCTCCGACGTAGAGGCCGCGCTGCTTTTGCTGCGTCCGCGCTTCGTCGGCCTCGGAGTCCCCGCCCATCAGGCCTTCGATCAGGTCCTCGGGAATGGCACTCATCGGGCCTGCTCCTCAGCCGCGCGCCGGAGGACGGCCGCGGCTTGGGCCTTCAGGGAGAACTTCCGTTCCATCTCGAGCTTTGCCCGGGTCGGAGAGATGAGCCGGGGGGCCTGCGGAGGGTGAGGCGTTCCGGTCGAAGGGGTCGGCCGCGGACTCTCGTGCGTCGACTCCACCAACGACGGATGGCCCGCCGAGGAGTCCGCGGCTTTCCGATCTTTCTCGCGCCCGTCCTGGAGCGCCCGAAGGGCCCGGGAGAGCGTCGTGAGCTGCGCCTGGAGGACGGCCACGCAGACCGCCAGCACCGCGTAGACGCCCAGATGCTCGATCACGCCGCGCTCCCCGCGAACGGTTCGTCCTCGGCCCGGTGCTTCATCCCGCACCGGCGCTCGACGTTGTCCACCCGATGCTCGAGCCTCGAGATCCGCGTTTCGTGGCCCCGGGAGGTTTCGTCGAGAGAGCCGATCGACCGGGTGTTTCGCCCGACGTCTTCGCGTAGGTCGAACGAGGTCCGCTCGGACTGCATCTGCCTCTCCTCGAGCCGGCGCAGCCACGCGAGGGCTTCGTCCACGCGCTGCGAGAGGGGGACGGCGGAGGGGACGGGAGGGTCCCCTACGAGGGGCTGCATCCCTCTCGCCGTCTGCCGCACGGCTCCCTGATACGCGGCGACCGCGGCGGCCGCGGCGGCGCCCATGAAGGCGACGACCTGGACGAGATCCTTCAGGTTTTCGGGCACGGATCCCTCCGGACGGTCGCGTCACGGGTGCTGCGGTCGAGGTCCCAGATACCCGAGAGGGTCTCCGGGGCCGCAAGGCGGGCGAGCATGGAGAGGCCGGCGAAGAGGAGCCCTGCGGTCGCTCCCGAGAATCCGAGCGCTCTGGGGACTGCGTACCCGGCATTCGCCGCGAGGGCGACGATCCCCTGGAAACACCAGAGGGCGATCGCGACGACGATCAGCCAGAACTCCCCCTGCCGGCGCGGGCGGGTTGCGGGAACGACGACGAGCGGCTCCCCCACGTCAGTCCTTGATCTCGGCCTCAGCCTTGTCGATCAGGGCGGCCGTGAGGTAGAGCGGGGTTCCCGGCGCGGCGCCGAACGCGGCCGCGTAGTGAACGGCGGTCCGCTCCGCCTTCGGGGGAAGGCCCTTGATCGCCGTGTCGATCGACTTCGCGACCTCGAGAGCGTCGAGCGCGAGGGCGAATGCTTCCTGTCCGTCGAGCGGCATCACTTCTCCTTGGGGGGGTGCAGGGGCGGGAGGCCGGCGAGGGTTTTCCTCACGTCCTCCGCCTTCGGGTTGTCCATGCCGAGGAGCTTCCGCAGAGCGGCTTTCCCCTCGGGCGAATTGCCGAGCGTCACGAGGCCCTGGAGGACGAGGAGGGCTTCCTTCACGGGATCACCTCAGCCTCACGAGACGCACCGAGATCGGCCACGCCCCCTCCGGGACGTAGACAAGGACCTCGATCTCCGGGCCGTCCGCCCATCGGAGCGGCTCCCCGAGAGCCGGGACTGCCACTCCCGCCGGCGCCACGAGGCGCACCTTCAGGTCCCGACTGGTTGACGCACCACTCGTGGTGGTCGGCTGCGGCGAGGGCGTAGAGGTCCCCAGCGGTGAGGGCGTCGAAGTAGGCCTCGGCGTCGTTGTGGGTGCGGACGTTGCAGGCGAGGGGGTCGCCGTCGGGCGTGGCGTGGCAGTAGCCGGTGGCCGGCGTGTCGGCGTGCGCGTGGCGACCGGCGGGGGCACCCACTGCGCCTCCGCCGATACCGCCACGAGCGCCGCCAGGAGCCAGGCCCACCGGTTCACTCCCCGCCGATTCCCGGGCCGCCGTTGCCGATCCGGAACTGATCCTCGAGCCAGGAGGAGATCGTCGTCCCCGTCTTGGCGAAGTTCTCCCGCTTGCGGGCGTTGATCCCGAAACCGAGCGGATCCCACTTCGCGACGTCGATCAGGCCGGTGAGGAGGGCGAAGCCGACGAAGGCCGGATCGAGGGCCTGGTACTTCGGGAGGAGCTCGGGGTCGCCGATCTTCAGACGCTCGATCTCCTGCCAGACGTCGTCCTCGGTCTCGGTCCCGTGGACCTGCGTCCCCTGATAGTTCACGCCGGAGCACGCGCGCTTCACGCCCTCCCAGAGGTCGGGACCGTCCATCCGGCTCCCGAGGCCGTGCCGGGGGGCGGAGGGGATCGGACGGACGAAGGCGAAGAGGCCTCCGGTGTTCGGGGTGACCGCGGGGGCCTTCGCCTCGAGGGCGTCGAGCCGATCGCGGATGGCGTCGAGTTCTTCCTTGGTCGACATCACTTCTCCTTCGGGAGAGAGGCCACGGCGCGCTTCTCGGCGCCGGCCAGTTCCTTCAGTTGCAGGGGGAGGCTTCCGCCCCTCTCGAGGGCCTGCTCGGCTTCGTCGAGGCGGGTACGCCAGCCGGCGAGGGCCGCGTGCGTTCCCTCGCACCCGGCGCCGGGGACGAGCACGCACCGCTCCTCGTACCGGGCATTCGCCCAGGCCCAGGCGTTCGCGCTCGTGAGGACCTTCGTCGCCGGGCTCGAGCAGCCGACGGCGAGGAGGGCGGTGAAGAGGACGAAAAGGTGGAGGGGCCGCCGGGGCGAATCGACGGCCCCTCCGGGGAAGGAGTGCCTGCGGGGAGTGAGGCCGCAGGACGGGAGGACGGGGGTGGGCCTCAACGGGGCCTCCGGAGGCGCGAGAGGTTCGCGGGGAGGAACCGGGGGCGCTGGGTGGTCTTCTTCACCTCGGCCTGCGCTTCGATGAAGGCCTGGTGCCGGGCGGTGATGTCCTGGATCGGGATCTGCTTCTCTTCGACCTTCGCGGTCACGCGTTCGGCGAAGGGGACCTCGGGGCCGCGCGAGCGGTCGACGTACTCCACGGCATACCTCATGGCGTCGCACCCGTGGTTGTTCACGTCGACGGGGATCTCCTTGACGGGCTTCCCATCGGGCGACTTCGGCCAGGCGTAGGCCTCGAGCTCGTCCACCGTCCCGGTCGGGAGGTGGCGCTCCCCGAGGTCGGCATCCCGCTCGGCGAGGGCTCCCTCGAGGAAGTAGATCCGGGCCTTCCCGTCACCAGCCGTCCGGAGCCGTGCCTGCACCTTCTGGATGCCGGCGCCGATCTCCTTGATGGCCGCTCGGGTGGGAAGGCCTCGCCGGGCGATCGTGGCCCGGTCCTCGGCGTCGTGGTCGGCGACGATGCACTCGAGAGCCCGCTCCGTGCCGGCGCGCTCGAGGGAGATCCCCTCGGACTTCAGGAGCGCCTTGATGTCCTCGGCGAAGTCCTCGGCGAGGCGCTGGGTGCGGTAGAGCTCCCGGAGGAGGTACATCCGGCCGTCCCCGTCGATCCCCCAGAGCTGGAAGACGGAGGGATTCGTGAATCCCCAGTCGATCGACCCGACCCACCGCTTGATCGCCGGGGCCTGGTCGCGGGGAATCAGGTGGACGCCCCTCGAGAAGCCGTCGTAGACGATCCCCTCGGCCGCGACCCACCTCCCGAAGCGGAGCCGCTCGCGCCGGACGCCGGTGAGGGCGTCGAGAATCGCCATAGAGCGGATGCCCTGCTCGGTGAGGTCTCCGTCCGCGGTGTAGAGGCTCGGGTTGTTCTGGTGGAAGGAGTGCAGGACCTTCAGGCTCGGCCGCTTGAGGATCCAATGCGAAGGCTGGGCCGGGTTGCAGTCCCCGAAAAGCATCGGGGTCTTCGTCCTCGCGCCGCGGCCCGTGCAGCGGGTGGTGAGGGTCTCCCAGTCGTCGAGGGTGAATTCCTCGAGCTGGTTCCCGACGATCCAGTCACGCTCGCCGGAGAGGACCTTGCCGGGACGGTCCATCCCGCCGATGTAGAGGACGGCGCCGTTCTCGTACTCGTACCACTCGGGATGCTTCCCGCCGTACGCCTCGACTCCCCCTCGGGTCTTCGCCAGGCGCTCGTAGGTCTTGAGGACCGTGCTCCCCATGTCGGCGCGGACCTTCCGCACAAGGGCGGCCGTGGCGTTCGGCGTGGTGCGGAGGAGACTGTCCAGACGCCAGCAGGCGGCCCAGGTCTTACCCGTCTCCGCCGGCCCGCTGAGGATCCACTCGTGGTCCGTGATGCTCTGCGCCTCGAGAGCGGCGCCGCGGAAGTCCGGCTTCCACGCACGCGCACGCCGACGTCGCTCCGCTTCCGCGGCGACCGCTCCCCGCATCGCGTCAATGCGCGGTGGCGGCAGCGTCGTCGAGCTTTGTGCGGAGAGCATCCAGTTCCTCGTCGGACATCGCTTCGAGGTCGAAAGAGCGTAGGTTCCCGGGGATCAGAGGCTTCCCCCCCTTGCCGGTGAGCTCGGTGCGGTCGCCCCACTCCGGGCGGTGCTTCGCGAGCGCCTTGTGGAGGGTCCTCTCGAACTGGACGGGCTCCTGCCCGACTCGCTCCCCTTCGTAGTAGATCCCCTTGACCATCCGGCCGCGGGCGAGCTCGAGCGCGTGTTGCTCGAGGTCGTCGACGCCGGCCTGGACGGCGGTTTCCCAGTCCTTCGCGAAGTCCGGGTTCTTCTTCCGCTCCTCGTACGCCGTGTCCCGGCAGATGGCGGCGGCTTCGGCGGCCGGCTGGACGACGCCGACTGAGTACCGGATGGACTTCAGGAAGATCGGGCGCCAGTCGTAGGGCTTCGGGCCCGGCTTGCCGACGCACGGGTGCAGGGGTTCCTTACGCGCGCGTAGGGGTGTCGGGTTTAGCGAGGACTTCCCCTTCGACGTCGAGAGCCGAGGGGCCGGTCCCTTCGCTTTCGCTTTCGCCTTCGAAGATGACGCGGCGGCGGCCTGGAGTTTCCCGGGCCGCACGCCGCTCCCCGATACCGCTGCCGGTCGCTTCGGGTGCT